TTACCAGTTTGAATCTTGTTCCATGCTCGTTCATGGAAAAAATACAGAATAGAGTTAACTACAAGAGCAAAAGAAACCACACCAAGACCAACTGCCCAAGAACCACTGGCTAACCAACCACCAATAAAGTTAGTAATTGTTACAAGAATACGCCATGTAACTACTTTACCTAAACTACGCATCGCCTTTTCATAAAATTTCATACTTTGATTACCTCAATATTACACTTAGTTAAAAAATCAATACCATCAGTATCACGATAAGAATTCCGATAGTAAACTGTATTTATACCTGCACCATAAATCATTTTGGCGCACTGAACGCAAGGAGCATGAGTACAGAATAAATCAGCGCCACGACCAGACTCACCATCACGAGCGAGTTTCGCAATCGCATTGGCTTCCGCATGGATTACCTCATCTTTTGTTCTCGTTACTACACCACCATCTTCATGGGTTTCGATAATCTCTTCACAAATGTTATCCCATCCAGCAGGTGTTCCATTATAACCAATTGAGATGATACGATTATCTTTAACAACAACCGAACCTACCTGCAATCGTTTTGCGCTAGATAACTGAGCAAATCTCTCAGCTGTATCAATAAATGCGTCAATCCATTTCTGTTTCATTTTTTACCAAATCCAAAAGGACACTTACTTTCTTTGTTATCTATAACTTTTTTAGCAAAGTTATATTGATTCATATATTGAGATGGTTTATAATCTTTTTTCATTATTTCATCTGGTGTAACAAGATGGGTTTTTATCTTAACATCTCTTTCTGAAATTGGGATAAGATGAACTAATGGTTGATTTGCTGAGAAGTTAACAATAGAACCTTTTTTTATAAACATATTAATGTTTGTTTGATGTTGATATTTGTAATCTACAACACCAGAAACAATCCTAACCCTATCAAGATATTGAGTATTGTTCCAGTCACATTGGTGCCATGAAAATTTTACTCCATCTTTTTCATGAAGTATCCATGGGGATATAACTTTCGCATGACCATAATCAGAATACAGATCATTCCATACCTGCCATCTTGGATGTTGTTCAATAACAGTATTCCCATTTGCATGATATGTCATTTTACCATTTTCTTGGAATTCAATTCCAAAATCACACCATGCGGGGATTATAAAACCAGAAGAGAACAGATCAATAAACCCAATACATTTTTTAATAGTTGGCAACTCAACTTCAATATTTGAAGATGGTTCTACATATTCATGTAATTTTATTTTCTTACTTCTTGGATGTTTTTTCCAACCATCTGGAAAAAATTTGTTCGCTGATTGTATTGGATAGTAATCATGGATTGTTGGATTTACTACAAAACAATCAATAATAATTTGTTTTCTCTTAAAGAAAAACATCATACCTTTTCAAATCCAAAATCTTTCATCATGTTTTCTAACATATCTCCAGCATTATCTTCAGTAAGAATTGCTGGATCTTCATTCAAACCACGCCAGAATGCAATAGGATCTTTTGGTTTCTTACCATCGATAGTCCATTTTTTGCCATTCCAATGAGCCATCTTATAGAATGGCCATTGCCCTTCTTCTTTCGTCTCATAGAAGCCAACGTAATGTGGGTTAGTTTCAACGGAAAACCATTCAGTACACATGGCTTCGTGTTCTTCACGTTCACGTTCAGCTTCTTCTTCAGCTAACCAATCTTCATGACGACCAATCAAATCTGTAAAGTCTAAAAGTTCATCTGGGAGTTGTTCAAGAGATTCTCTATCGGAAATATCATATTCATAGAAGTCATCATACCCATCAGCAAACCTACCGCAGAATGCCATGCCTGATTCCCAATACATGGCTTCAACATCATACCCTTGATCTAACATAAACTCATAAAGAGAAACTGGTGGTGACCAAGCAGTGTCAAAAGAAACATAGATTTCCTTTTCGCCTGTTCGTTCCCAATCAATGATTGAAGCATCCCATTTAGTACCCCAGTTGGCAATATTCCACTCATACCAATTATCTTCTTCGGTAGCTGGTCGAGGGCGAATGGTTTGGAAGAACTCGTATTGTTCTTTAGATAGACCTGCTTCAATAGCATCGATCTTAGACTTATCACTGTGCGTGATAGTTACTGAATTGTCACACCAATTTGGCATAATATAATCTCCATAATTAAAGGTTGGTTTTGATTTTCTTAATAACTTCCTGGGCTGCTTTCATTCCTTCACGTTCCATCATATCATCAAACAATTCATCTCTTGCTAGTTGTATATTATTAAGAACAATCATGGCTTCACGCTCATCCATAGAATTTAATATCATTGCGAATTCATCTTGCTCAAGACTCAAAAGAAATAGTACAAAATCTCTATCTTCGTCGTTAAGGTGTCGCACTTTCTTTGGCTTTCTTTTCTAATGGTGGAATGAACCCAGCATCAGTTACCAATTTTCTAGTGATCTTTGGATATTTTTTATGTAGTGTCTGGTCTTTGACAGCGATTAATACTTCTGCTTCAGTAGGATGAACACCCTCTAAGAAGGAAATGAATAATGATTCACGTTTAAGTGAAGTGAGATCATCACGCAAGAATACATAGAAACGACGCACCTCATTGAATAGATTTGTAGGTGTCATTCCCAATGGCTCAGCAGCAGGGGTAAATGGAGGCATACCCTCTGGAAGAATCATTTTCTTGGCAGGATCAAATGCATATTCAAAAATATATTTAATAGCTGCATCACTCTTATAATTCTCAATTGCTTTTGGATTAGAATTAATCTCTTCCAATACTTCAGTTACATATTTTCTCATCAAAACTCCTCAATTTCGTCTAGTAAAAGACGGCATCGATGTTCCATCAAGTAATTCATAATAGACATCTTATCGCCTGTCGGTTTACTATTTATGTAGTTTTCAACAATAGTTTTCTGAACATCTTCAGGGATAAAGTCGAAATTAACTAGAGTTGCATTGCGGTGCCAGTTACGACGCTCCTCTTCACTTTTACAAGCGATAAAACCATTCTCAATAAATTCTTGAAGACGTTTTGCTGATACAGGTTTCTGGCGTTCGCCCTTCATAAACACATCATCTTTACTTAGAATATTTGGTACTCCATCACCAGCGTCACCTTTAACAATATGTTCAATAATGTATTCGTGAATTTCTTTCTTAGTGGCAGTAACATATTTCTTTTGCATAGGCGACCACTGTTTGACAGTAGGATGCAACTGAAGTTGTTTGAAGTCTTTATCAGAAGATAGAATTAGAATCTTCTGTGGCTCTTCAACTAACCCTTCTTGGATCAACTCATTATCTTGAGCATATTTGGTAAGAACTGCAATGATATCGTCTGCTTCTGCTCGTTCGATATGCATAACTTTATATGGAAAATGTTTAGCAATATCTTCACGCATCTCAGATAGTGTGTCAAAAATTAAAGTCCAATCAAGATCAGATTTATCTCGGTTGGCTTTACGCATACCTTTGTAATATTCAAAGAAATCTCTGCGCCAATATTTACGCCCATCGCAACAAATTACAACATTACCATATTCTTTACCATACTTCTTCTTGTATGATTTAATAGTTGATAGAGTAACATGGCGAATGAGATTTTTAATTTCAGACTCAGTACCTTTTAGTTCACGCTGAAATGTCAAAATAGCTGCAAGAGCAACTTGGGAATAGTCAATTAATATCATTATATTTTCTCTGGTCTTTTTGGTTCTACAAAACTAATAAAATGTGAAATACAGAATCTACCATCGCCATCAGAAAACCCTTCCAATTGTTTTACTGGGCTTACGCTGTGTGCTGTACAACTTGGGAATATAATAGTTCTATTATTTTTATACTCAATATTTGAAACAACATCTTTGTAAGTAGAATATAAAGTTAGATCACCGCCAGTAAATTTCTTTGGTTCAGTATTTAACCATGTAAGGATAGTGAACACGGACATATCTGTATGTTTTGCATAATAATCAGTTTCTTTATAATATGAAACTAGGGTGTTAGATGCATTCATAGCAGCATACATCTTCCACATTGGATTAAATTCAATTAATGTTTTTTTCAATCGTTCTGATGTTGTTATATCTGCGCTGTGATAAAATATCTTAGTAGTATTTTCAATAAAAATTCCTCTATTTTCTTTGATGTAATGTTCATTGTTCTCATCCATAGCACCACCAGTATCTTTTGGTGTTAACATTGCTGGAATTAGTTTTTTACATTCATCAAGGACTATTTTGAAACTTTGTTTTGGATAGAAATCATCTATTACTACTGCATCAATACCATGTTGTATATATGTTAGTTCCATTAAAATGCTCCGAGCAAAATAGTTTCTTCATTGATGCGACCATTTGGTTGAGATGGTTTAGTAGTCAATGGTTTAATTGCATTATTCAATGCACGCTTACCCAATGATAATCCCTTGAAGAATTCTTCAGGTTTACGTAGAGTAAATGCTTTAGATTCTTTAATGTCAAAGCCAATAATCGTAGTACCCTTCACAGAAACTGAACCAGTCTCCGCTTTATAAACACCAACACGACGATATTTGGTATTGTAGAACCAAACCTCGCTCGAACCAATAATAGTTTCTGGCTTGATAGATTTAAGATTTAGTTCCGCAAATTCTTTAAGATATTTCATCTTAGAAACCATCTTAATTGGTGATGCAGGTTTACGCTTACGAGGAGCACGATTAGCCTTGGCAGTCTGAACCATCTGTTGACAGTCAGTAATAATGCCTTCAACAAACTCAGCAAACTTCTTGAGTTCACGTTTGGTAAAATTGGAGTAACCTTCTACCAATTGATCATCAGATCCCTCAATCGCTTCCCTAATTTCTTGGGCAGTCGGTACGAAAAGTTCTCCAATGCGTTTAGCAATGGGTCCAGCAACTTGATTTGCCAGTAGGTAATTTTTTGTCGAAAAGTCACTCTTACACCCATTAATTATAAATTCATCAATTGCGCCTTCAATCTCACCAGCAATATCATGGGCTTTCTCTTCCATGCGTTGTTGAATAGATGGCGCAGCAGTAATTGGAATAACCTTTTGTTCTTCCAATACTTTAAGTTTGCTTGCTGGAATTTTCTTTTTAGAAATAATATGATTGAGCATATTATCAATGGTTTTCATATGCTCTTCAGTTAGAGTATTACCATTGCTTACCAAACGACAGAGAATACCAAGTTGACGAACGTCGTAGTCAGTTGCATCATTAATTGCGAGTACAGCATTCTTGTTGCCAAGTTTTGCGAAATACTCTAGAGCATACTTGCGACGACGTTTGTCATCTACATTATTAGAATACCAGACCAACGCATTACCAATAGATACGTTGTAATTATCTTGGTCGAGCATTGGCTCATCAACAGTCTTGTTGAGAGTTGCGTGTGCTTTTGCTCTACGTTTTGCGGTATTCGCCATAATATAACCTTATTTTGCTTTGAAAGAAAGACCTTGACCACTAACAAGACTACCCAAGATTAGAGCAGCAGCCCAAGTGTCAAAGGTAATAGGAATTGCTAGTGAGGGAAATAGAGTATTCAATGACCAGATCGTTGCGATTGGTCCAATGAATACCATGAACAAGGCAAATGCCAGAAGAAAAAATACTTTAGTCATAATGTAAACTCCACTTTAATTACAGATTCCCAGCGGAAAGATCTCCACTCTTGTTTTTCGATATCAAAGACCCGAACTGCGGATCCAGGAGTCTGGCCAGTTGGGCTTTGGGTTTTGGGTTGCTTGTCTTTTGGAATGACTTCTTCAACGAGGGTACAATGCATTGCTCTTTCACTACCATCTTGTTTGGTGAAAGTAACGCACAGATCTTTGATGTTTCGGTCATGTAAAACTCCAAGTGTCCAGGTTTTGAATTCTTCAAATTCTTTCTCATTCTTGAATACTGTTTGCATGTTTCACTTTCTCATAATGTTCAACCAATGGTTTCCAAAATTCTAGAAACTCTGATGGGTCAGCATATAACTCTTTTCTAGTTGTATGTCCACCAATGTCAGACTCAATAATAGTTTGGATGTAACCTTGTGGTACAGGGATTTCTTTAATGCTCAGCTTGTGCGAGTACATTTGCAGTTCCTTTGTGCTTTGTTTTGCGTGTGTAATGAACCTTGGACTCCACCACACGCATACGATACTTCGGAGTCCTCAAATCCTTTGCAACAAGGTTCTTAGGTTTCATAGGTTTATTATACATGATTCTTTCTTACAAAGCAAATTTTTGTAACACAGCTTTTGCTTCACTCATCTCACCGAGTGATGCTTCGATATCTAGTTCTTTGGAACGCAATTGCAATTCACGAGAGTAAGCATCAAGAAGTTCTTGAGCATATACTCGGTCATCTTCATCTGACTGAGCCCACCACGCTTCAAAATCTTCTCCCTTGGTATTCAAGAGAAAATTCAAGTTGTCACGATCCCATTCGTTATTGATCAACCCAATCATTTGATATTGCTCCATTGTTGCAGTTTCAACAGTTTCTCATTTTTAGCAGTAAGCACTTCTGCTTCGCTGATCATTCCAGTGTCGATCAATAAATCGATCATACACATAAGATCACCAACTTCTTCGGCTAGACGCTCACGATTTGTCTGACCTTTGTGTTCACTCATCAAACCAAACCGAAATACCTTACTTATCGCTTGAGTAACTTCAGCGCACTCTTCTTGAGTGATAAGCATAATCTCTTTATCATTATCAGTAATCATTATCAACATCCATCATTTCATTTTGTTTTTGAAGTTCCAATTCCTGACGATCACGAACTGCTTGTTCTGCCCAGTGGAATGGAATATTTAGTGTGACTGCAATAAATTTTGCAGTCATGCCTTGTTCTACAAGATCTTCTATTTGAGCCGATAATTCAGCCATCTTACTCATTTTTATTTTCCTTCATATAAATCATTTAGTTCTGATTCAAAAATAACTTTTTCGCCACAGTCTTCAGCCCCGACCGCAAATTCATATTCAGAATAAGTTAAATCCGCTAATTTTTTAGAGTCGAAAACCCCTAAAAATTTAACCCCAGCCCATAGTGAAAAAATAGTCATATGTTTCTCCATTTATACAACTATTATACTACAAGTTGCAATGAAAGTAAAGCGAAATGTTGTAATCCCCTACACTCCGTAGGGGATTACTAAAGTATTAATCTAGAAGGGGATTATGTGAGGGAGTAGAGTGCTGATGCAGCGGAGACTATAAATCGGACTGCTTGCTCATCGTTCGATAATTCTTGAGCAGCCCTTACTTCTGCAATTTGTTGAATCAAGAATTGATATTCTTCTGCATTTAACTGGCCATGTTCATACTGATCACGAATCACTAGAAGTTCATTTGCCAATGCTGCTGCTGGACCACCCACACCTGCTGCTTCTCTTAATTGTTCTAACATATTATCTTCCTCTCCATGCATCTGCTACTACATCTATTCTAGTTTTGTTAATCTTCAGAATATTCTCACAAAATAGTTTGTTACCTGAAGATTTCGCTTTTGCAACTGCTTCTTGAAGTTGACCAATGGATTCTGTTTGTGGGTCTTTTCTTAACTCAGCATAAATCTTTAGATGCTGAATTTTATCTTCAGCATCTTTCCAGTTTTTGTCATCACAATTTATTTTTTCTACTGCTATTTTTGTTACTACTAATTGATCAAACATAACTGGGTCATGTGGTTTTGGCCACAGAGATGTTATCGTAGAACAACCCGATAAACAAAATAAAGTTATCAGTAGAAGTTTCTTCATTTCTTGGGATGTTTTCCGCCACAGATTGGGCAATCGTCATTAATCATCATTTGCATTTGCTCCACATTTAGCACGTTTTGCTTTAGTTAATGCACCGAAGTCAACTGGCCATTCTTTACCAGGTTGAAGTTCTTTTACGCCAGCTGGGAATTGGAAATTAACACCAGCTGCTTTTTCGATTTGGACGATAGGTAAACGGAATTTAGTTAGATCGTTACCAAGATTTGGATATGGTGCAACATGAGGGAATGCCCAACCTGCTGCTTCTCCAGTTTGATTGTTAATAACGATTTTGTAGAAACCAGTTGGAACAACTACGCCATTACCAATTTTCTTATCAGTTGCAGTATTGTAAACACCACCTACGTAAATTGTATAACTTTGATTGCGCTGAACAGCCCATCCACGTACTGAGGTCTCTAATAGTTTCCAGATTCCACGATTCAAAGATCCAGCTTGGGGGCTCATATTGGTCATCAAAAAACTTTCAAACTCTACTTGCGTATCCCAAGAAAGATCGCCATCTGGCGCCATATGACCTTTATCGTA